GCATGGGTACTGCCCAGGGCAGGTCGCCAGTGGGTAATACTTCTTTGTTGTCAATATGATATCCCAGAATGCGCACACGGCATCGGCCAATCTTTTCTGGATCGTTGCGATCTTCAACCACACCAATCCACCAGTAAAAACCGTCACGGGCAAAAATATTATCGTTCATTGTTTTTCCTTGCGGTACGAATCCTTGACCAGCTCCATGATCATCATGTGTTTAACCAGAGTTATTTTATGTCTGATGGCAGTAACCAGATACAGCCCACTGTACAGCGGATCTTCACCGCTCTTGGCAGTGTCACTTTGATCTCTGGGGCTGGCATCAGGATAGCTTAGATACACCACAGATCCAATTTCAGCATCAGTGCGGCCCGGCACAGTAATAATCAACTTAATGTTGTCTAGTTCGTGCATGACACTGACGCGGCGTGGCAGTGTTTTATCAATGATGTCATTGGCATTGGTTTCCAGATCGCTGTAGAGTTTTTCATGTTTAGGATAAAAATGAGTCAGCACACTGGGACCACGCAGTGTGCTGGGAGAAAACGGAGCCTGAGCACCACCACCAATGTCTTCTAAATGTTTGTACTCGCCATAGCTGGCAACATGATCATAGTCAATGACTTCATACTTCTTGGTGATGACATCCAGTGTTACCAGACGATTGGCATAATATCCATTGGCAGTATTCTTAAAGGCATTAAAGTTTTCAACAATTTCCAGCTCTTCAATCTTGCGATATTCTTTTTCAATGTTTTTAGTATAGGTAGCTGCAGCTGGATCAATAAGATTATTGGGCGTATACTGGTACTCATGATATATGCCTTTGTCGTTGGTGGCTATGTCAATGATGGCTTCTATGTTGGCAAAATAAAAAGCCTGTGTGGTTTCATAGAACAAATAGCCAGGCGATTTTAAATTTTTAGGCAAAGTACGAGCCGCTAACCAGTTGATGCAGTGCGCAGCACTCCAGCCTGGACTGGTAAAAGATACTTCATTGTCAGGTTCACCAACAATGATCAGTGGCGTAAACTCGTCTTCATTGCCTGTGTTTCTGGGTACAGCCAGACGCTCTTTGTAGATTTCCTGCACTATGTCAGATACTGGTCCACGGAAATGAGAATAAACTGGAGCCAGCATATCAATGAATAATTCGGTGCTGCAGAAGTGCAGTATGTAGCTCTGTGTACCAGTATCCTGAATCATCATGCGATTGGTGATGCTGTAGACTTTAAAGGTCTTGTAGATGATCTGATTCAGACTTGGTGTACGTACTTTGATTCTGATGTACTCGTTGCCTACAATGGGAAACTTGGTAACAAAGTTACCAGCATCAATCAACATTATGTTGCCATACAGACCATTTTTATACATGTCCTCAAAAATATTCAGTTCAGCCACCAGCTGACGTACGTCTAATTCTTCGTCGCTCTCTTTAATAATTTTAACTTCATCGACTCGTACATCACCCGCGGTCTGTATGCTGTCATCAATGTTATCTGCCATTTAAACTTCCCTTGAAGCTGTTGACAAAGGCTGGTAAAAACTGAGGTTTGATGATGTTGATACGACGCTTGCTTTCATTAATGGCTTCTTCATAATCAAAATAACTTACAGGATACTTGGTACCAGCATAGCTGCTGTGTACTATTTCATCATCGTCATTGATATAGTGTTTCACTGCATCGACATTTTCAATGCTGTATTTACGTTTGATATAATTTCTCAACATGGCTGAACTCATGGGCCAGTCAAATCTGGGATCTATGATGTTGTTGGTTATGAGTATGGTCCAGTGGTAATAACTTTCATTGTACAATTTATCAGCCACGATCTCTGGAGTCTCACCTTCCAGTATGTCGTATTCATCATAGATTAAACTGGTCTCTAGATTTTCCTGCAGGGCTTTGACACGACGAAATATATCAGTGATGGCAAAGGTTGTATTGCCACCATCCAGACTATAGTTAATCACTGGAAACGCTTTAAAATACATATCAGAATCCTTTGTTTATGCGTTCTTTGGTCAGTATTTCCAGTTCTACAAATCTAAGTTTCATGTTGATCTCAGTAGCATATCCATTGCTAAAACTACCAAACTGTTGACCACCATAGTCCACTGTCATGTTCTGCAGCACGCAGGTACTGATGTTGAACAACGTTGGATTGGGTGATTCATTGAAATAATATACTATGTTGAACTGACTGGGATAGATGTAGAATAATCCCTGTTTAGATAATTCAGGGTGCATGTGAAACTTAAAAGCCTGGATGATGCGCCAGACTTTTTCTGATTCCTTGGGTGTGCGTGGTACAAACTTATAATTAAAATCAAACGTTCTGGGTTCTACGTTTTTAAATACTTGTTCACGAAATGGATTCATGGCCGTGCCTGTACCTATGCTGGCCATGGCTTTTAAATCTAAATCTGTGGCACCTATGGCATTGGTGATTTGTGCTGGTACCTGAGCTACATTGAGCAACATGGCTCTGGCTGCTTCACCACCAGAACTCAGCATACCACTGTCCACAGCCGATGTACCGCCGGCTATGAATCCAGCCAGACTACCCATGTCCTGTGCCTGATAGTTTACACCATAGGTAACACTGGGACGTTCCTGTACTGCCAGCATTATGGCTTTGTCAATTCTAAAGGTCTTGTCGGGTTCAAAGTAATTGGCTGCTGCTGCGCCCACGGCTGCACCAGTAAGTCCACCAGCCACAGTGCCCAGAGCTCGTACCGAACTAGGAACATTCTTGGCAAACAGGCCTGTGAGTTTGCTGGTAGCGCTGGCACCCACCTTGGCACCTACGGCAGCTGCACCAAGTGTCAACGCAGTGTTCGTGTTTTCACCCACACGTTCTGGGTTCATGCGCTGTTCTTCGCCAGTGTTGACTTCCAAGGTTTTGTAAGCTGCCTTGTATTTACTCTTACCGCGTATGTTGATAAAAAACCCCAGATAATGCTGCATGTCGGGTGCAGCAGCAGTGCCAGTTTTTTCTGGATAGGTCATTTGTTCAACATCGTATTTGAAGATTACACCGTTGTTACCTTTGACCTGACCACCGCGCCCGCCAAGGCTGGTGGCATTGGCCTGGTTGGCACTAAAAATGCCATTGATAGTTCCGCCCTGAGCGTTGACATCAGCCATAAATAGTTTTGCTCCGTATTTTTAATTGTTCCATGTACACCCGTCAAACCTACAAAGGTCGTTATCGCATCACCAATGCCAACAAGTATGTTGGTGATCCCACACAGATTGTTTATCGCAGTCTCTGGGAACTTAAATTCATGAAATGGTGCGACAACAACCCTGCTGTATTAGAATGGGGTAGTGAAGAATTCATTATACCTTATTTATCGCCCGTAGACCAAAGAATCCACAGATACTTCGTGGATTTCTATGTAAAGATACGCAACACGCAGGGACAGGAACAGCGTTATCTCATAGAGATCAAACCAGCCAAGTTTGTGCAGCAGCCCAAGAAGCCCAGCCGCATCACACCACGCTTCATTGAAGAAGTTCGTACCTGGGGCGTGAATCAAAGCAAGTGGAAATCAGCCACGGAATTCTGCGAGAATCGTGGCTGGCAATTCATGGTATTGACAGAAAATGATCTGAATCTAGATAAATAATATCATGGCAAACTACAATCCCTTCAAAGAGCTCAGCGTGCGCGCCGGCGACGTACAGCGCAGCGTAAACTGGTATCAGACGCAGGTAAAGAATCTGCGGGGTCTGAACAGCAATGTTACTGGCATGCTGGGTGGATCAGCTGGTATGCGCAGTCGGGTATATCCTGGCGGACTGTATCTGTTCATGTATGATGCCAAGCATCAGGACACTCTGCCCTACTGGGATCAGCTGCCTCTGGTGTTTCCCTTCAGCTCGGTCAAGGGCGGGTTCTATGGATTGAACCTGCATTATTTGCCCTATGGCGCACGCTTCAAGCTCATGGGTGCCTTGCTAGAGGTTACGCACAAGCACACAGATCCACGCATGCGAGCTCAGGTCAGCTGGAACATCCTGAACTCAGGATCTAAATTTCCAGGTGTGGGCGCCTGTGTTAAACATTATCTTAACGATCATGTCAAGAGTCGTTTCATGGACATACCACATGATCAATGGCTCAGCGCCAGCATGATGCCCATAGAACGATTCCAGGGTGCCAGCACTCAGGCTGTCTGGCGAGACAGCAGAAAGCATATCTAAGGAACAACATGGCCTATCAATTAATGCCTCAGGCAGAATATAAACTCAGCGACATGCTGGCCGAAGTCGCCACGCGTGGCATGGCCAAACCCAATCGCTACGAAGTCCTGATCACACCGCCAAACTGTGTGCAGAAATATCAAGTAGATGAAGCACTGAGCCTGCAGAAGACTGGTGGTAGATATCGAACACAGAACACCATCAGCAGTCGCATAGGTGCCAGACTCAGTGTATTCTGTGAGAGTGCCAGTCTGCCACCTACTCGTATTATAACCACACGTCAGCAGATATTTGGACCACCCAGTTTCCATCCCATAGGCGCAGACTACGGCGGCGATAATCTAAGCCTGACCTTTGCTCTGGATCGCTGGTATACTGTCAAAGAATTCTTTGACCTCTGGGTTGACGGTATTGTGGATCGTACCAACGGCACAGTCGCCTATCAAAACGACTATCTGTGTCAGGGAATGACCATCAGTCAACTAGACGAAGCCGATCGTCGACATTATACCGCAGTGTTTGAAGATGTATTCCCCACAGCCATAAATCCCATACAGCTGGGCTACGACATGACCAATCAGGTCACCAAGATGTCGGTAACCTTCTGTTATCGTCGCTGGCGCAGCCTGACACAGACTGTGGCAGAGAAACCTCTGATGAAACGCAGCGAAAATCAGCTGGAGTTACAGCGAACAGCACCAGCAGTGTCAAATCGAGCCAGAGTAGGCGGAGTAGCTGGTGTATAATTTATTTTTCATAATCAAGGAGTTTTGAATGTCTTTACCCATGTTTACCGCACCCAAGCATCGAATTGAGTTGCCCAGTACTGGCGAAAAGGTAGAATTTAGACCGTTTTTGGTCAGAGAACAAAAACTATTGCTCATGGCCACCAATGGCAATGCTGAACAACAAATTCACGCCATGAATGAGGTCATACAGGCCTGTACATTCAACAAGGTCAATGCTGCCAGATTACCAGCCTTTGACGCTGAATTTTTATTTCTGAACATCAGAGCTCATAGCGTAGGCGAGAACGTCAACATTGTCATGACCTGCAGTTGTGAAGCCAAGCAGGATGCCAAGTTGGATGTCACTACAGTCAAAGTCGATCGCCCTGCAGGTCATGACCGCATCATAGAAATTGATGCCAACAACAGCATCGAAATGCGTTATCCAACACTGTTTGAGCTCAATAACCTGCAGGCTGCAACCAATATTGATGGGATCATTGAATTGATTGCCAACAGCATAGACAGTATTTGGCAAGGCGAAGAACGATTTGCAGCCGCAGACTACAGTGCTGCTGAACTTATTGAATTTGTAGAAAATCTAAACCCAGTTACGCTGGAACGTCTAGAAAACTTCTTTGCCACCATGCCGGTGTTGCGACACAACATGGACTGGGACTGCAAAGAGTGCGGAAAACATAATACAGTTACCATGGAGGGCATGAACAGTTTTTTCGCCTAGTCCTTTCTCATGAAAGTTTGTTTAGTTATTACCAGACAAACTTCAATTTAATGCAGTACCATAAGTATAGTTTGTCTGAGTTGGAAGATATGTTGCCATGGGAAAGGGAGATCTATATCATGTTGTTGGTAAATTACCTAGAAGAAGAAAATCAACGTTTACAAC